TTCTGGCGCTGTTGTATAATTAATGCGTACTGCATCTATTTCCTTACCGCCAGTAGTAGCAGGGTCAAATCTCCATACGTGCGTATATTTTAAGTCGTATGCTGCTGGCAAGTACTCGGCAAACTCGTCAGTGAGTAGATTTAAACAAGTATTAACATATGACAATGACCTGTATTGCTTGTGCGTATGGATAACATAGCTATTAATTTCTTTCCAGTTGGATGGCACTAGTTTTGCAATCCATATCTTAGAATTCTCATACCCAAAAATATGCAAACGAGACTTTTCTATATACGCCGGGGAAAACTCGAAGTCAAAATTACAGAATACTTCACTCTCTTGTATGTCGTAATTGATTACCCATACATACTTACTCTTATACCGTTTACTTGTAAACTCTGCCATCTCTTTATCTGTTGACTTAGAGATTACTCGGAATTCTTCCTGTGTCAATATCGGAAATTTAGAGTTGTTGTTTTTTAAATTCATTATCTAGCCATTCGAAGTCATTGATTAATTTTAACATTTCTATGTTGCTTTTGCAAGCTATTCCGTAATCTTTACCTGCACGGGCACCCGCTATTACATACTTGCCATTTAACTTATTCTCGCCCACTGTACACCACGCCATTATTCTGTATGCAACTTCTTCTCGGCCTGACATTTCGCCTGCTGCTAACTTTGCACATTCCCTAAATGCACTGCGCCAGGCCGTTAGCGGATCGGAGTTAAACTCTGTGATGTTACTTACTTTTTTTATCGCTCTGAACGGCAAGCCAGTGCTTGTTGCCAAATCTATTTTCCATTCTGTTACATCCAATAACGCCTGCTTAGGAAATAGTTTAACTCCCCCGTAGCCGTATGTTAATCCATTAACTGAATTTGTACTTGACCAGCACGTTATACACTCGGTTGCAGGCACATTGTGATACAAGTCAAATCTATTCGGTGTGTAGTCAAACCAAAAGTTCTGTATAACTGCATCTGCATCCACTACATAGAAATGACTAGTCATTGACTTGCTTGCTGCGGCTTTGTGTGCAGCAAGTATTCCCTTAACTCCGTGTACTCGTTTAGCGTGAGGAGCATAGTCGAGCAGATGCTGAAAATTCTTATCAGCAAACGGTTCGTTATAGCTTAAGAATATTACGTCTAGCATATCAGATAATAAAATACCATATAGTAGTTGCTGGTAAATTAATTACCTTCTTTCCTAGCCGTTCTTCTAAATATAGAATATTATCCTTAATGTCCGGCCAATCTCCGGAATAGTCGTGGCCAGCAAAGATGCCGCCCTTCTTAATTTGAGGTAACCAAAAGTCGATGTTAGTGCGATCAGATGGGTTTACGTGGGCAGCATCCAAGAACACCATATCAATATTCAGTCGGACTGTAGATAGGATACCTGGGCTCATTGCTCGCAGCGGTATTATGTTAGGACAGTCTTGTGTGTTTTCTTTAAAGAACGCCAGTGTGTTTAGTGTGCCGGGGGCAGGCCATCCTCTTACTTTGGCTAACTCTGCGTCTGCATCTTTAGATGATGTGTCTGTTCCCCACCACGGATCAATAGCATATACTATGCCTTCATTGCAGGCTTTGGCTAATATACTCGTGCTCTTGCCGTGAAGTGACCCAATCTCAACTATGATTGCGCCCTTTTTGTTTACTGAGTGCGCTAATGCCTGTAGTACTTGGCACTCGGCGTTAGTCATAAATCCTGGTATGTTATTCATTGTTGTCACCTACTCCTGCTAGCACTTGGCTTTCTTTAATCATTGGCCCTAACCTATTAGGATTGACATATGTTGCCTTAAAGAACTTGCTGGCGTGCTCGTCCAGGTCCGCAACTTCTAAATCTAATTGCTGCCGTAATACTTGTCCGAGTCTTATTGTTTCTTGCTGTAATGCAGCGGCATTCCATTTATATCCTGACCGCGGGCAAGATGTATCTGGATTAGTTGCAAACTGTGGTGCAACTTCATTAGCCCAGTACTTGTCGTGCCAATCAAAGTCAGCTACGTTAACGTAATCAAATTTATCTCTTGCTAAGTTAGTTAAGAAGCAGCCCAGGCGTGTACCATACATTGCCCATAGGCCGTTTTGTGTTTCTGTCCCAACACTCATCCATACTAATAGTCGCTGGTAATTCTTATAGTGAACTTTCGCACGTAGCGCCCTACTATCAACTGTTTGTCCATCGGCCAGTGTTAGTTTAACACCTTCACGGAAGCCTGCACGGTATGCTTGATACGGAGTTGCATTGTTGTGCACATCACTATATACGTTATTCATTTGATGGTAGTTAATGTCCCAGCAAAAGTCTACTTGTGAGCTTGGGTTAGAACTACTTGCTGCTTCGTGCGTTTGCATCTGCTCAACAACTTTCTTCGGCCAGCATTTTATGCCGCCATTACCGTATACTAATCCATTGACTACATTCTTTCCAGCCCAGCTAATAACATCGTGAGGGCCAAATCTATTAGTGTCTAGTGCAATATTAAAGAAGTCATCGCGCACAATATTATCTGCATCTACTGTAATGAAACGGTGAGTCTCGGCTAATGCTGCTGCTGCTTTGTGGCAAGCATCGCTACCTTTAACGCCGTGGCTACGTTTAGCCCACGGCGCCTTTGTTAGCAAGTCAGCATAGTTCTCATCTGCATTCGGCTCATCATAGCTCATAAAGACTATGTCGTATTCTGTAATAGGTACAATCATTTTAATTTTTTGTGAAGTTAATCGAGACAAAACTGTTGTCATATATGACTCCAACATTGTCGGGTACATTTACTAAGTCTATGGTGCTAACTATTCCTGGTTTAATTGCACTTGCAGGAATAGATATTGTACCAATATACTTAGACGGATCGTTGTTTGATATTAAGTATATATTCAAGCTATCAAATATCTTGTGCCGAGAAGGATTATCTATATAGCTGTATATTACGGCCACATTTTTTGTTATTGTTATCTTGATGTTACAATCCGAGGATTCGGACTTACGTGCAGTTTGGATCGAAAAAGTAGAATTAGATTTGTATGGCGGTTTAACATCAACTGCATTATATACCCAACCATACGATGCAAATATGCTCTTAGTTACAAAGTTTATTTTATCCACTAATTCATCAGTCCACCACGGACAGTATACCCGGTGTCTGTTTTTTAGTAATAACTCTTTCATCGAACAGGATAACGTGCCATATATTTTATTAGGGTCATTCCTATCAACTACCCATATATCAATTGAATCAATCTCAGACGTTATTTGAGATGACGAGTTAACAATAGATCCCATTGCCGATGGCATTAATTCCAATTCTATTGACTTATCTAATCCATACACTGATATGATGCACTGTGTTGCAAAGTCTAACTCAGATAATCGAGGAGCATTGTGAAGTTGATGATCCTTTTTTAATTGCCGTATATAGTTGTCTTTGATGAATAGGTCAAATGCATCTGCCTTCTTGTCATATGCAACTATACAGTTTGTGATGTTTACATTGTTTGACTGTATGGCTACTAGTATCGGATGATCTGCTGCAAGCTCAATAAAGTTTAGTGCATCTGCTGGGGTAAATGCAATATCCGTCAGCTGGCCCGAGTCGGGGTTATAATAAGCATACGTCTGCTTACTTCGTCTAACAGCCGTTCTAATTATCGAGCCGGGCATACGTCTTTTATCCTGGCCAGAGTGCCGGCAGACATCCATTCACTTGCATAATGCACAATACCTTGCTGAACATAATTTTCTACTTTGAGAATACAATCATCTGTTATCCAGTTATTCAGGTACACAAACCAATTAAAGTCGGCTGCACTCCTGATCCACATATTGCCGGGCTGCTTACTTAAATTAGTAAACTTAAATGAGTTCTGCATTACTGGTATATCTTCCAGGAACACTGCCATACTAAGTATGGTGTTAAACTGTAATAAGTTATCTTCGATCGAATACTCCTTAGTGAGCACAGATGCATATGCATTCCAATTATTAAATATATGGTATGCCCTGTTTATTAGGCGTGAAGTGCTATCGGATTTATTAAAACAAAATGCGTTTGTCCATATATCAGGTAAGTTATTCTTTTCAATAGTTCGCCGAGAGTAATATAAATCTCGGCCTGGAGTTTGCCCCATAAAATCTGTTACAGTGGGAAACACAAAATCAGTTATGTCAAGTAAATCGAACACCCCTTGTATGTCAGACACAATTACACTATCACTATATACAAATAATGTGCCAGCGTATGGAGTCTGATCCATTGCACGTAATATTCCTGTAGATGCAGATTGATTAGGTATAACTAATATCTTATCGAAATATTGCTGCATAGCAGTTGCGTACTCGGCTGTGCTTGATGTAGTAACTAAACACACAGGCAAGTTATTAAATTTCCTAGAAGTTAGTGCAAGTGCAACTGCCTGATCAACGTGTCGATCCGTACTTGCATAAGTTAATATACCGTTATCTTTCATAATAGTAGTACTTTAAAAATCTAGCATAGTGGCGTAGTAGCGCACGTTTATTCATCATATGGATATCTTCATTTTTTGTTGCGACTGCTAAATTTTTCCAAGGCTCATTAGTTAATGGGGATACAAATAAGAAGTCGTTCTTTCCCCGTACTTCTACTAAGTTATCTTTCTGATCCATATACTTCATACTTCCGGGAGGCAGGCTCATAGTGGTATTGTTTTCAACTTGCCCGTTCATAATATGAATTGCAATGCTACTTGCGTAGTCTGTTCTGAACATATTACCCGGAAACTTATACAAGAATTTATAGTAATCGTAATTATCCTTAACGTGCTGCCAGGTATCAAAGAATAGTTTCGCTTGCGGCGACTTTTGCCAATATATAACAGTGCTCCACCACATATCAATACCAAGCGGGTGTAACCGTTGTTCTTCGTGATGGGGCTGCTGGTTACGTAATCCGTGTGCATTCCTGTACAATGCGAAGTCATACGATGTATCGAATAATGTATCTAGTAGTGGTGAGCCGACAATATAGTCTACATCAATCATTATACTTTTATCGAACGGTGTCAGGTTATACACGTTATGCTTATTGCCGTTACTAAATTGACTGTTGAACTCCGACCACGGGCTATCCCAATGCCGTCTAAAGTTCTTCGTATGAGTAATCGACTCTACTACAATTTCGTCAAAGGCATATTCTAATATTTCTGCAGGTATCGTATTACGGGCGTGGGCAATAGTAGCATCGTCTGTTAGTAGTGCAGTTCTGTTATTTTTGAGGTTAGATTTAACTGCCAGGGCAGTCATTACTGCTAACTTATCGTACTCTAGTTGCGTATTGTTATATGCAAACATTACTACGCCACGATTTTCGTGGTTAGCCATTGACTAGTGCTCTCACTGTGCGTTGTTTTTTTGTTTTTTCAGTTTCGGCATAATACTCATTCATTGCAGCGGTATATGCTTCGTTTAATTTATTAAGGAACACTGGTAAGTCTCGGACCATAACCGGAATGTCGTTAGTGTCGATGAATACTTGTTGCTCGTATGCCGAATCAATTAAAAACTTAGCGTAAGTGATTAATTGAATTGATGCTAGAAATAGTCCGCCTGCGTGGGCAACTGTTTGTTGAATTTGTAGCTTATGCTTTAAGTTTGTTTTTTGATTTGCTAATGTCAGTCTGTAATTAGCAACATCTAATGCCTGTTCTAAGCTGTTATCCATATGTATCTCCAATATACTAACTATAACACATAACCTGTGCAAGAGTCAATATACGGAGATATTTATTGTTAATGGTTTGACAAATCACTAAACGGCAATACGCCGATTACTTCGGGGGTAGCAATCGAAAAGTTCACTGTATTTTGTCTTAAATCAATTTGAAATTCAGTTAGCCAATTTGGGTATAATGTATTATAAAAATCTGCTGCTTTCTTATAACCGTATACGGCAGTGTGTACACCGTCTACAGTAGACAAGCTAGCTGCATTATTAAGTTCCACAGTTATTATAACTGCGCCCATCGGTGTTACTTTCCCGAATACATTTAGTGCAACTGCATTGCCATAGCCTCCATACCCGCCATAGCCTCCATACCCGCCATAGCCTCCATACCCGCCATAGCCTCCAGTGCCGCCATTAGAGTAACCGCCGTAACCGCCGTAACCGCCATATCCTCCGCCGCTGCCGCCGGTCACTGTGAGTAACAATTGATCAGTGGCTGTCAAGCCATAAAATCCAATATTATTGCTAATTGCGCCTGCACCTGTGCTTACTGCTGTGTCGAGGTTTAAGTTGAATTGACCTAACTTAGCATATATAGCTTTCCATACACTATATTCACGAGTAGAGCCTGCGTTTGCATTCATCTCTACTGTCAACGATCCGCCTGAATTAAAGAAATATCTAGCGTTATCAAAACTATCAAAATCAAATGATGTAATCGATTGTATTTTAGTTTTCCAACTAGTAGTTCTGATATCGCTGCCAGATGCCCTGACTATTGTTTCAGCTGCATTAAGTTTGTTCTTATCATTATCGGCACTATGAGTCAAACTCAATAAATCATTAAACTGCCCAGCGTACAACTTGTTAGTTTTAACCGAGTCGGCTAATGACTGATCGCCTGCTTTGAATCGTGTAATAGGAATCAGCGCATCGTTAGTATTGATAACTGCAATTTGTAACCTGTCTGCTAATTCATTCCACTGTGCTGCGGTAATAATATCAGCAGCTGGACCCTTGCCGTGTACCATCGGGATCATACTTTGGCCCCAGCCGTATTTCATATTAGCAATAGTTGCAGGGTCAGAGGATGGCTGACTACCGACATATGCATCGCCAAATATTTTGTTAATGTGTCCTGCTAGGTCATTGTAATCTTGTGCAGTTACAATGGACCCGGCAGTTTTGTTTACCGGAATAGTCACGCTGTATCCTTAGGAGAATTGAGCAGCCACTGCAACACCACGTACTTTGTATGCGTCGCCGTCTGTTCTTGGTTCAGCACTCATATTAATACCTGGCCCGATTGTAGGGAATGATGTTAATGTAATGGATGCTGCTGTGTTAACTGCGTCTGTCTTTGGAGTAAATGTACTGTCACTGCTGATAACCATTACTAGTTTACTATTTGCATAATGCGCCAAGATGTAATGCTGAATGTCTGCGGTATCTTTAATAATTAAAGACTTAACCTGTGTACCTCTATAGTGAGATTCAACTACACGCCACACATTGTTGATGTCATAAAAATATAACTGATCTTCTTGTGTGTTGTACCAAATTTGGCCTGCTAATGGATTAGCTGGCGGTGTAATGTTTGAGAAATTTTCTAGCATATTGACTAGATTCTCTGCCATAATTTCGCCGTAGCCTGGGAAGTTCTTACCTACTAAACGAATACTGGTAGTAACATCAATTTCGCCATCGGGTACAGAAGTCAGCAAGTTTCCGTTTGTTTTGTTAATTTCGTATGCCATTGTACTGTTGTCCTTGTATCTCTTTATTTATTTTAGCTAACACGTATTCTTAGTGTATATCGTACTCTGAACAATCTGTTTGCAGATTTTTGTACAGGGTGGAAAATAATGTGACTTAACAATAAACCAGAGTTTAATGTGTCACCCTTGTTCTTAAGGCCAATTTCATCAAATACGAAAGCACCGTTAAAGTCTGTAGCATTATCTAATGCATCCTGGCTTACTGCGGCTAAGTTGAATGTAGTATCAGTTATAGTTGGTTCCGTATAATCTAGTACTGCATTCACAATAATATCAGTGTAGCTTAATCCAGTTAAGTGAGCGCTGGAAATATAATTCTTGGTCGGATCTGTGTTATTTGGATCGTTTGCCTCTACTACTTTAAAGTATGTAGGGTTATATAGCTCCGCACTACTGCTAGTTACACGCGGTGCATTATATGTTATAATACCTAAGTCGTTAATAACTGTGCCGCCGTTACCAAAGTGTATTTCATATACTGTGCCGCCGTTATTAGCCATACCCATAGCAAGGGCGACGCTGATGTTTTCCGGGTTGATTGCATTTCGTTTATCTACGAGCACTTCGCCGGATACATCATCCCAAATCTTTAAGTGTCCTTCGACACCAACGTTAATATCTTCTACAAACATAATAAGCCTCTTTATATCAATATTTATACAATTTAAATACCTTGTTCTTCGAGAATTAACGCTGCGCCACTGTTAGTCGAGTGTTGCAATGTTTTGCCGAGATCATTGTACATTAAATTAGTATTTAATGGGGCTGGCAACTCTATACCATTGTGGCTAATCCTGCCATATGATATATTGCCTTCGGCATTCACATTAACCCCGAAGGAGTATAATGTTGTACCGTACTTAGTGATAACTTCAATACTAACTGTGTCAGTCACTGATGTCTTTACTAATTCCTCGGCGCCGTTATCCGAGTCGCCAAATCGTCCGCCGGTTATGGAATTAGCATTTGCTACGCCAAATCGTCCGCCGGTTATGGAATTAGCATTTGCTACGCCAAATCGTCCGCCGGTTATGTGATTTGCCTGCGCATTACCGGTTTGATATCTTGCATAAGACATTTCAATTTCCGGCGATGCAAAATCAGTCACACTAACTGTTGCAGTATCCATAGCAGAGCGAGTATCAATTACCTGTCGTACTTTGGTCCTGTACGGCTTGACTTCATTGATATAATCAATGTATTGCTGTACCTTATCTTTTACAAAGTACGATGTTTGCTCTAAATTATCAACATCTAAATTATCAATGTACAGATACGAGCTCTTTGCAATCCAATCCACTGCATCATTTTCACTGAATATATAACGGACCATATCAAAGAATAGTCTGTTATAATTAATCGAATAGTCGCCGACAAAAATATCTTCGCGCATAGCAGTAACAATCTCGCCAAATTCTACGCCAGGTTCGTTATCCCACGCTGCGAAATCCCACGGAGCTAAGTCCCACGAGAATTGCTGCTTAATACTGTTAAACAAGTCTTCTGTAAACTGTATAGTGGCATTCTTTTTGTATACTAGCACACGCTGATTACTTGTAATTTGATATATTGCATAGCGTGATTGGTTCTGTACTAATACATAATCGCCTTCACTTACTGCATTCATATCAATATCTGTTTCTAATGCATATGTTTTGGCTACTGGCTTAAAGCTATTGTAAGAAGTAGACACAAAATCGATCACTGTATAGAACTTAGTAATGTCGTAGCTGTGTGTTCCTTTAGTAATCGCAGTTAAGTGCTTACTCCAGGCTGGCACAGATTCAAATAAATCCATCTGCGCTATTAATTTATTTGCAGAAGCAATAAATGTTCTACGTGCAGAATTTCTATCCTTAATCCAAGTTTGCTGGACGGGACGAATCTGATTGCCGTATCTGTTATATTCATCTAATCTATAATTAGGAACATCACGGCGGCTTTGAATTTTAATAATATTGGCACCTGCGATATTAGGCGGTAGCAATGTATAGTCATATAGTTGATAGAACGGACGTGATGAGTATGCTGCGGTAATATCTGCTGCATTCATATTTCTGAATACCCGGTAGAATGTGGCATCAGCTTCCCTATAAAATACTTCGCCGGCACTATATAACCGTTGGTTATCAAAATTGGCCCAAGTCTGGGTTTGTGTATTTCTATCGAATCCTGCCAAGCTATCACGTAAACGATTATGTAGCCATTGCGGAACAGATGTTACGCTATCGTTCTCACGCAATAGCATCCATTGGCTATGCACTTCTGGCTTCAATCCCATATTGTTATCAGCATAATCTGCAAACTGCATTTGAAGCGTTGTGCTATCATTGTTCAAGAACTTACTTGCGCCAGATACAATCAACGCATTTTTTGCAATAGGTGCTGCCCACGCAATACCCATATCGCCCGGATGCTGAATTATTGCTGCTACGCTAGCGATGCTTAATGTTTTATCAGGGCGTGCCAATGATACTGTGTCAATTCCCTTAACCCAGAAATAATACACTGTACTTAATGTTCCGTCTGCATTGACAGTTTCTTTTGTTGCATAGCTATATAATGTCTCTTGGTCAATAATTGTTACTTTAGCAGAGCCTACTGGTATAACATCACCAATTGGCGTTGCACTCGAGCTAGCTTTATTATAAGCAATTGGATCAACTGAGCTAGAAATCCATTGGTAAATGTCAATGCTTGCGCCCGGGAATAAACGGCCCCAATTGGTATAACGGTATTCTAAGCTGCCTTGTTCATAGTTCATAAACTTGCTGGTGCTCAAGTCCCACCATACTGTGCCCACCTGATCGTCTGTCCACGCAGATATATCGGCAACATCTATCTCACTATTAGTGGATACAGAGTATGCTGCTGGATCGTTGCTACTTCTGATGTCGATGTTTGCACTAGCAGGAGTAGGAATAAATCCTTTGAACGGATCGTAAATATCTAATTCAACTAGCTCACGATTAGTTGTTCTGTCGTATACTGTAATTGCGCGAATTAATCCAGGATCAGTAAGTGCCTGCTCTGTAGCATATTGTGTCGCTGATACAGTTGCAGTAGTTCCTGTAATCTCGTACACTGTAAACTTGCCAGCAATGTCATCGACATACGCTAGTTGATTTGTTACCCATTTATATCGTGGACTGTTCATTGCAATATGTAAATCGGCAAGAGATGCGAATCTAGTAGGTAACATAGGCAACACTTTACCTGTAGTTATAACAGACGAAGTAACTGCGTCAATGGTAACTGAATCGGCAGTAGCAGACAATACAATATGGATTCCATCAATTGTATCGGCATTTACTACCGTAATTATGTCACCCTGTTGTAGTGTATGTGGTGTTAAGAATGTTACAGTAACCGGTGCAGTAGGGGACACTGCATCCGGAGTAATTGATTCAATTGCAAGTCCAGTATCTTGTACACCCAACATATTCCATCCCAATGGAACATTTTGATTAGTAAATCGGTTAGCATTGTTGCTATCAACTATGCTGGCATAATCTGCTACCCACACACGGTAATTAGTTTGCTCGCCGACTTCGGTCCATTGTGCTGGGTCGAATGAGATTGTGTTAACAATCAATCCGCCATAACTATACACTTTGCCATTATAACGGGCTAAGTCATTTAATTTGTATACTACACCTGCTGTCCACTGCGGTACGCTAGTCAAAGCAGTCAAGCTAGTATAGATATCCTTTAAGTTATCGATTGAATCTGCTGCAAGGTCGGCGTCACCACGGACTGCATATCCTGCATTAACTGTATCTGTACTGTATACAATTTCAGTTGTACCACTTACTGATGGACGGACTGCAAAGGAAAAATCGTTTTTGTTAACTGGCTTGTATATCCATCGAACATCGTCAGATGGCATATCAATGACTCTATCTAACGGAGAATCTAAATTCTTTGCATATGACAAATCATCCGGATTAAATGTGTAGCTAGTATCAAATCTAATTAGCTGCTTTACTTCCTTAAAGTCGGATTGCTTTAGTTTAAATTCCCACGAATTTATACTGTTTACATTACCAAATTCGCCTAACTTAAACATCCATTCTTCGTCGGCTAGTATACTGTCCAATGATCCTTCTGTTGCTGCACTGCGTAAAATTTTACTAAATGCTGCTGGCGTTCCTTTTTGTCGAATAACTGCTTTAGTAAATTCAAACAAAGTATTTTGGTTGTCAATTAAATTAGCAATTGCACCTGTATTCTCTATACCAATTGAATGACGAGCAGTCTCAGTTAAGCGGGAATTCTGTGTAGATCCTTCGGCAGCATAGTATCTATCGCTAATGTCGGCAATAGTTCTATCGAAGTTACCGATAATCTTGTCGCCGTTTAGTAAGAAGCCCGGGCTGTATGTTGTACCGTTCCAGTCGCGTGTACGCTGGCCGACATATTTTAAACGATATTGTTTTAGTCTATATAGCGGATTATATACAGTGTCGCCGAAGTTAGTTATATTATCAAATACTACTGCGTGTTCTAATTCCACTAAATCAATAACAACACCGAATACTCCTTGGCCAGTTACTTTGGAAGTAAGGGTAAACAGGCCGTCTTGTGTTCTGTCAAAATCTAAATCACTTAGTGCAATATTTTTAGCAGATTCGCCCACTACTGGATTGTAGTCGACTATTGCAGTATAGTCATCGACTGTACCGTAACTATGCGAGTATTTTAATAAATCGCTCATAGGGCTAAGTGCAATGAAACTACCCACTGCCCATTTGCTATCGCTCCAGAACATAAATTGTTTACCAGATAGTTTAAAATCTAAAATGCCATCTTGATTAGAATCATACTGGTCAAATATAAAGCCGCGCTCTATCATTACCTTATTAAGGCCAGCAAAGAAATTATAAACATCCTGACGTGAAGTGAACACTGTACCGTACGGTATTGTTGTAGTAGTGGTCGCAAAATCATATACGTCCAGGATATCGACATTATTAAATGTCGATGCTTTGCTCCTTGCACCCTTGCGTGGCAAGTATACAGTAAAGAAGCTATTAACTTTGTCGTAACCTTGTAACTCGTAGCCGATCCCGGTCCATATGACTTTAACTCCGCTATAGAAGTCAGTATTATATGTTGCGCCTTTGTACAAGTGAATGCTAAAATTCTCTTCTGGTATAAAGTTACTGCCGCCTACTTGCTTTAGAGTGTCTGCTTTAAATCGTAGTGTACGCTTGTCGGCATATCCGCCAACTTTGTACATTAATTGCACACTACCATTATTAACTACATTGTAGTAATCAGTCTCAAGATTTTTATTTTGTGAAATAATGTAATCTGTTATTAGCTGGTTAATTCCGGACTTATTAACATTACCCTGACGGTGCAAAACAAGTTCACTTACAGACTTGCGACGACCGAACTC